ACCTACTGCATTAGCACTTATATCAAGCACAACCATTTTGTTAGGGTTAGCGTCCATTTTTTCTTTCCAACCTTTTGTGATTAAAAATCCTTCAAAATGTCCACCACTTGTTCTTCTAGTTAAAGGTGGTATACCTTCGTGTACTGAATTTCTTGTAGGCATTACATGTACTCTATCGTTCATTCGTGTACCACCATTCTCTATTTCCGTAGTATTTTGTATGTTGTATACGACTTGGTATCACATAATTGTCATTACATGTACCACAAGCCCATTCACTAGCGACAGGCATAGCGTTATGCCAATGTCCCGAAGTGATTACATCTGTACAAATACTACATAGCTCGTCAGCCATATTTTCTCCTAACGTATTTGCTTATCTTTACCTCTATAAAATAAAGGTATTCTTCTATCTTCCATAGAAATCTTTTAGTTCTTTTAAAAATTATTCCTCCTCCCGTGCGTGTTCTTTTAGAAATTCTGATATTTCATCACTTATACCACCAATGCTTTCATTGACAGCTTCTTCTGTTTGTCTTCTTAATAATGGTTCGTTTTGTTTTATAAAACCTTGAACAGTAGTTGGTTGTTGCATCATGTACTCTTGTAAAAGACCTTCATGAGTTAGCCACTCACGGAAATCATCTAATATCTCTATATCAAATTCATCTCCTTTATCCATTACAAAGTCATGAAGTACCATAGGATATTTCATCATAACCTCTGTCTTTCTTGCCATATCTATTATCAAGGCTCTGTTTATAGCATTTTGTAGTGATGTCTCTTGTAATTCGTATCTTGAAACTAAAATTTTTCTTTTCTTAAACATATTTCCTATGCTCAAATGAACCTCGTTAAATTTGTCTTCAAGAAAGTAAGCAACCTCTACATTATATGTATGCATATCGCCTGTACTTACTTGTACAAAGTCTCTGTTTATTTCTTTTTCACTCAATATTTTCTCCTTTTAATAATTTGTAGTGCTGTGCAGAGCTAGACGTTCCTTTCAACGTTTTGTATTCTGCTTTTTATCGGTTGCCCGACACTAGACCTAATCTACCTATGTAGACCGACAAGCACTACTTTGCTTCCTGCTGGGTTGCTTTGTGTTTAATTTCATCTATCACTACGTAATCATTTGCACCATACACTTTTTGCTTAGGTGTATTGTCATCTCCATATGTAATGGTTATTCGTCCAAATGCTTTTGATATACTAATGATAGGCAAACTTTCATACCCAACAGTAATCACATAATCCTCATTAGTTATATCTTTTGCACGTTTTGATAACATTTTAGGCTTTTTCATTTACCACCAACAATATATTTTATAGTTCTTTTCATAGCATATATCAAATACTCTGGCTAAGTCAAGTAGTTCTTCTCTACTTACACTTTGACATGCCCACCATTCTCTATTTGGTGGTGCATTAAAGTACTCAGCTGTGTTATCTGTTGTGAAATCATCAATATTGGCAAGTTTTTCGTCTTGCAGAAACTTCATAATTTCAATTGAAAGAGTATTTAAAGTTGCTCTCTCTATGTAATTATCCTCATTTCCATACAAGACACTATCTATATTTGTAATTTCACTCAACAAACTATCAAATACTTTACCTCTGAAAGCATTGTCGCCTGTGAATATGCCACCAATTATACTTTGTGTTAGTGTCAATATATTTGTATCTGTACAAGGTTGTTCCTCGTATATAATGTTGTCAAGTCCCAATTGAGACCTCCTCTCCACAATAATATTTATATTAAATATGTTTATCAATATGACTAAACATATTTAATATTATTTTTTATTAATATATTTATTAATATATTTATATTTGTTATTCTTCTTCTAATATTCCTAGCTCTTTTAGTTCATAGTAGGTTTCTGGCGACGTGATAGCCATGAGGTTAATGATAAGCTGATTGTTCATCTTTATCATTTCCATCATGCTTTGTATAGTCTCAACTGTCGCTTGTAAAGCTGTTGCCAACTCTACATTCACTTCATGTTGGTTATACTCTACGTCTTCCCCACCTGAAAAGTCAGGAATTTTTATGTCTTCGTCCATTATTTCTCCTCTAAATGGTCTAACCAATCATTTGTAGACATGCTTTCTACAAAATTAATTGCGTCTTCTTCATCAGTTGCCTCAAATGAGACAGCTATTTCATATGTTTTTTCCATTATTTTTCTCCATTTCTTGGATTTTATTAAATGCGTCCTGTATTCCAACAGCACGTCGTCTCATATTTCTAAGAGACTTTTCTATATTCCACTTTAGCTTGATTACTTCGCCAAGATACTGACCAAATGCCCATGCTATTGCGCATATATATAGAAAGAATAAAAAGAGCAATACAAATGCGTGAAATGGTATTATTTCATTCATCTTCATGCAATCTGCGTCGTTTCAAGGCTTTTTCAACCTGATAAAGGACGCTTTCTTTATGCATAGCAACATAACTTTGCACAGGCGTACTGCCTTTTTCTTTCCACATTTCTAAGTCATTGACAATCCATGCAATAATTTCTACAAGGTCGTCTTTACTTAGACTTCTGAGTATTTCTCTCATATTTCCTCCTTTGCTATCATAGATAGCCTAGAACAGACGCTATCGCTGTATATGTTTTTGTATCACAGTACGAGACATATATAGTTTTCACTTGCGTGAAACATCTGTTCTAAGCTACCTACATAGTACGTATAGCAACAGGGCAATTGCTTTTTTTTATGTAAGTAGCTGTAATTATATTAAGCTAAAAAGGTGCCTCGTCGTAAAGCACCTCGTTTAAGTCGTGTTCCTCTGCTATATTATACGTCATTTTATCCAAATCACGTAATTGTTTTTCTGCCCATTTATCTACAAAGAAACGAGACAATATCCTGTCATAGATACTATCAATTAAAGCTATCATAAACACTCTCCTCTCTATAATAACTTCGCAAGGGATACCTTAATATCCCCTACGAAACTATTACTAGCTCTTATCTTCAAAGGTTGCAGGTGTAGTCTCATCAGCAGGAAAAGTTAAGCCACTTGGCACTACAACTTCTGTTTTAGGTGCAGGTGTCTTTTTAGCAGGTGTTTTACCACCATTTCTCTTTGCCCATGCTTTCTTACTACGTTCAGACCTTATATTAAATAAGTCCTTTTCCGTAACCTCTGATTTTTCAGAGTTAGCAAGTAATACGACCATATCCATTCCGTCTCTAAAATTCTTAGACATTGGGGAAACTATGTTATAACTTGCGTTATCTCCCTCTACAATCTTTTGAACTGCAAAGTAATGCTTTGGTTGTGAAGTATTATCCCTAAGGACAAAATACTCTGCACTCACAAGAGCATTGTTATTTTCCCTATCTCTAATATCGTAGATAGTTACTTGGTCATTCTCGATTACTTTCAAAATACCTCCTCAGTATTTGGTTCGTCGTCAGACTATTTAAATTAATAAATAATCCCTCTACTCCGTAGAGGGTTATTTATTAATTAATATAAATAAGATTATTTATATCTCTAGCCATGCTGTCTGCTGAACATAACTATATTTAAGCCCTCACTTGCGCAAGAGCTTAATATAATTACAATCCACTCATAGTATTTTGTAATAATTGACATAAAATTTGCCTATCATACGACCTAACTTGTTGTTAGGCAATCTATCTACTATGTATTGAAAAAGAATATGCTTGTACATATTTAGTTTTCGTCTCATATTTCTCCAATCGTCGTCGGTTAACTAATTAACCTCTCTACTCTGTAGAGAGTTAATTAGTTATATTTGTCGTCGTGGCTAGGTTGCGTAAATATGCTATTAATATATCTCACTCGCCTTAGAGACCTAGCCCATAAGATAGTTGGCTAAATTATCCTACGTTCATAGTTACGTATAACTATGGCAAAGCGCCCAATTTCTCAGGCGCTTAATATAATTACACGTGACCTTTACAAAACAACTTCCCACAAGTACTACATTTTCTCATGCTTTTACTCGTTCTTGGTTGTATTTTTCGGCGAGTTGATATAACATTGCACGTGCTATATCGTCTCGTCGTGGTCGTTCTTGTCCCACTACAAAGTAGTGGATTGTTTTAGTTTTAGGCATATCTGCCCCTTTCTATCGCGCATGTGCGCAATTCTTGAAACATAGTTATAATCAAGCGCCCACACACTCGCAGGCGCTTAATATAATTACGCGTTAGCTTTTAAGGTCAAGGCTTTGCCTTTTTTGTGCAACTTCCAAAATGCGTCGCTATTCACGAACGTTCTGATTTTTGCGCCATTCACAGTTACTTCAAGTCTCTTGAAGTATGGGATTTCCTCGCCTGTAAGCCCGCAGATATACACCTTCGCAGGTTCTTTGCTTTTCGCCTCATGCTTTTTGAGTTCTGCCAAAAGCTCTGCTTTTGTGTAGTCGCCGATTGTTTTTGTCTTAGCCATGCTAAGCTCCTTCCTGCCCGCACTCACACGAGCAACTTGCAACTCGACACTTTGCCGAGCTGAGAGGTTTATTGTAATATATCCCTCTACTTCGTAGAGGGTATATTACTAATACTTTTCCGAAATCAGACCTTGTGCATTTGTGAAACCCCAACAATTCTATGGGCGTACACGTAGCACTCGCTACCTGCACAGGAATATTATTCCTCACACATACATGGATGTACGTACACACGTAAGGTATCAAACACCACTATATGTTGTGCATATCAAAACAAACCATACCATATCTTGTGGTGTCTCTCGCATATGTGTACAGGTACACGCAATTATATACAGTACCACCCGTGCATAATGCGCGAGCAGTACCACACGCACGTATGACCTGCATATATCAATGCGACGTCCCCTCTTGGATATATGTAAGTAGAAAATAATATTCTGGTAATATCTAAGTGTTTCTGGGATATATTGAACATAGCGGGCTATTACTATGAGAGGTCTGATTAAAAATTTTTAATAGGTCTTGGGTACTTAGTTTGCGTTTCTACGTTATAGTCGTTACTATCCTAAGCTTTTTGCATCCCGATTGCATCTTTACCTGTGCCTACTTACTAGCTCCTAATGTTTGTAATTGTTCTTAATATAGCATATAATAAACCCAACGCAAATAACTACTATTTATGAAGGGTTTTAATGTCAAGAGTAATTTGTCACGCTGATAAATGTAATAAAAGATTACAGTCAGGTAGGCGCAAATACTGTTCAGATAATTGTCAAAGGAAACAATGGCAAAGAGATTATAGGCACAATAAGAAGGTGTCTGAGAAACCAATTAATCAAGAGTTTAAAGCAGATGAAGGCGATTACGCATCTGTACGTAGAGGTCAGTATTATAATCAATTTAAATCAGAAGGTTATGCAGAGCAACTAGCTAACGGAGACATCAAAGTAGCAGAAGTAGCTGCTCAACTAGAGACAACTTCAGCGACCGTTTCTCGTATGCTTGCTGCCTACAAGGTAGATACAAGAAATGAAGTGGCTGCAGATGATTGGTCTTTGTCTAAGGAGGCAGAAGAAAACCTAAAAAATTTTTCGGCGTTCCGCCGCAAGTATTTTGCTACAGAGACAGGGGAGAAATATGAGACAGCAGACTTCCATGAGAAATGGATAAATAATATTATCCATGCTATAGACCATGGGGAGGAACTATTGATATTATCTCCTCCAAGACATGGGAAGACAGAGCTGTTAATACATTTCGCAGTGTATCAAATAATGTTAAATCCGAATGTAAGAATTATGTGGGTAGGTGGAAATGAAGATATAGCAAGGAATGCTGTATCAGCAGTATTAGACCACCTAGAAACAAATGAAAGACTTCAAGAAGATTACTGTGTACCAGGAACAACCTTTAGACCTGATAACAGGAGTGGAAAGAACTGGTCACAAAATCAATTTACTGTAGGCAC